GTTGGATAATGCAATTGAAAAATTGGGAACATTGAAGTCTATTGGACCTGCAATAGTTTTTGCTGCTCAATTGTATCGTTCTACCTCATGGGAAGACGTGGGATTGGCCATAGCTGCATTTAAATTTGGCGCTAGTAACCTTTTTTCACGGTTTTCGAACTATTTTGACAAATTGTTTGTCCATTTGAGACATATTTTCATTCAGAGTATTTCTGGAGGATTTATTAGTCAATCTTGGTCTTCTTTTATGATGAGAAGTTTGGATGGTCCCATTGCTGGGGTTTGCGCTTCTATTATTAGTTTATGCGCCCTTGCTGGTGTTCTGCCTGAAAATGCTATGCATCTTTCAAAGTTTTGTATTACGACTATGAAACAACCACGGAATATTAGGCAGCTCATTACTTACGTATCGACCTTATTAGGCAGATTTCAAAATTTTGGGCATCTCGTTACTAGTGGTGCATCTATTCGAACTTTGTTGTTGGGTAATGTAGAAGTCAATTCTATCTTTAAGGAATATAATTTCCTAGGTAAAGTCTGTGAAAACCCAAGTATGATGTATTCTGGTTTTCCCCAGGCAAATAAATACACTCATGATGAAATTGTTCGTAGAGTTAAAAAACTCTTGGAAGAAGTAGAAGCTTATTTTGAATGTAATCCTGGTAATGATCGTATGTCTTCGATGGAAGGGGTCAAACTTGATTTACAGAATTGGTTTAGTAACCTTAAAGGTATCCTAGCTGGGCAAACAAGACAGTTTCCATTTGTAATTGTTTTACATGGAGCAGCTGGCGTAGGAAAATCTGGTATTCTTGATTATCTTATGCAATCTATTTGTAACCTTTATGGTATCGAATGGAGATCGGACCTTATGTATGATAGAGTAAGAGGCACGGAATATTGGGACGGTTACGATCCATACTCCCATCCTTTTATTCATTATGCTGAGGTAGGAAATGAGGCTGCTGGACTTGCCGTTAAGAACGGCAGTCCTATTTTAGATGAAATTAATCGTCTGGCTGATTCTCAACGGTTTTTGTGTAATATGGCATTTGAAAAGGGTAAAATTTATGCAAACCCTAAAGTAATTGTCATTGACACTAATAATCCTGATATGCATATGTCTAAGACTATGTATTGTACTGATGCAATTTTGAGGCGTTGTACTTATATAGGGGTTAAACCACTTGATGAATACACTGCCGCTGATGGAAAGCAAATTGATTTTAAAAAATCTATGGCTCAATACGAGTCTGCTGGTGACTGTATATTAGATAGATATCGTTTTACTGTTACTACTTACATTGGCGAGAAGAAAACAAGTACTTTTAATAAATTGGCTCCTTTTACTAAAGCCTATATGAAATTGTATTTGGCCCATATTGAGCGAACCCCGAAGATTAAGGATGTTAATACTATTAATCTTTCAAAAAGCATAGCTGATGAGCTTGTGAGTCGGTCTATTATTGACGAAAATTGTGAAATCAATAATGATGTTGTACGCGAAGCCCTTGGTCATGAGGTTCCTTGTGAGGAGAAGAAAGATTCGAAGGATTTTAACTCTGATTATATTATTGACAGATTGCGTGACGAAAAAAGTCAAGACGAATTTAGGTATACTGAACCCAGTGGTTTTTTTGCTGATGGGTTGTTTCAAAATGTTAAAAACCTATTCAGTGAAACTAGTTCTAAAATTATG